CTTCCGTTCGAGCCGGCGGGCTTCGTCTGCGTAGACTCCACCGCCGCGCTTGACGTTCTCGAGTGTTCCGAGATACCGGACATAGCATTTGCCTTTCCCCGGCTCCCACCGCATCAGACGCAGCGAGAACCAGCGTTGTTTAACTGCTACCAGTTCAACCCACGTTCCAGATTTATTATTAGTTGCGCCCGCTGGACGACTATCCAATCCATTCAGCCACGCAACTAATTCACCATCGCCGCCCGCCGCTACTGCGGCCTGGTAGGGTTTGCCTTGTTGCCGTTGCCGTTCGCGCTCGCCACAATGTCGCCGAGATAGTCCTCTCCAGTGATACTCTCAATCTGCGCGCGGAGTACCTCTCCCTGACCGGAATCAATCATCTGCTGCAAATCTTTTGCCAGCTTAATCACGGCGGCTGTGCCTTCTTTTGCCATCTCAATGGTTCTCAATCTCTCCGCATGATTGGCTTTGTTAGCCGTGTTGCGCTGATAGCGTTTCGCCACCTCGTCATTAAACACATACGCTACGAACGCAACCGCGTGCAGGACGCCAATTCCAACCAGGCTGACCAGCAGAACCACCTCAAATACACCGCGCAGATTGCTGCTCAATGCATTGAAATAGATGGAGGCGTTTACAATGGCGGCCAGAATGCCGATAAGCAGAGTGGAGGATATGCTGATAATCATATCCAGCGTCGAGATAATTTTCTGCCAGCGGCCGGCATACGGGTAGAAATGCCCAACCCATGCCACCGATAGAGAACCAACGCCAACGGCAAAAGTTACCAGCCCATATAGCCCGTTTGTAAGCGAGCCTACCAGAATGGCCGCAATTAAATCGAGTATGCTGAGCATTGCGAATGCCGCAACGCCAACAACCGTAAGCGCAATTTTAGACGGCTCTTTTTCTTCCTTCGGCTTCTGCCTAACAAGATTGACGGCAATAGCGACTTCCTTTTCGAGTGTGTCTTTAATATCCATTTTTTTCATCCTTTCTTTTTAATATCACCGCGTCCGCGACACGGCGTTTCACCAATCCGCTGACATCCTGCCCGTCCCATGTCCTGGCTGTTACGCGGCCGAACATCTCATCTATAATTTCCGCCCATATCCAGTGGGCGGGGGATGGGCAGTACCAGACGTACATCTCACTCCACTTCGTAAACTAGAAATTCAACTCTTGGATTTTTCTTATCGTCTGCCCTGAATGAATGTATCTCGACTACCTGCATATCATCCAGCCACACCAATCCGTTCAAAGCGTCAAACATAATCTTGGTGTAATTATCTAAATCACCACGCCTCGCAGGACGAAATACCGTGAAATTCACCGCCACATCGCCACGTAGCGGCTCATAATCCCGCAGTTGATAATACACATCCTGCTTGTACCGCCTGGCCTCATCCGTAACAACAATGCGATTATGGTAAACCTGCCAATAACGATTAGCAGATGGCGGAATGGGCAATGAGAATGAGTATTCTTTCGCCATCATTCAATCACATCCAATTGAAACATCTCAACTGGCGGCATTCTGCCCTCCAGCACGTATTGATAGCATTTTGACGGCGCATCCTTTGTCGCCCTCCGCCACAACCTGTATTGCTCGACGCGCCGCATCTGTTCATCTTCAGGAAGACCAGCCAACTTCAGCCCATTGGCGATGTGCGCGGCAGCGAAATTGTTAGCGGCCAGTTTTCTGTCTACAATCCACTGGATGATATTCATTTCTGCCATTCAATCACCTCCAGCACTTCACGCAATAATGCAATCGCCCGCTCCCGTTTTTCGGCCGGCAGTCCGACCATCGCGCGCCACACGCCGACAAACATGCGCGGCAGGCCAGTCTGTGCAAATTGTTCGCGCTCCTCGTCCGGCTCCGAAATGCGAAACACCGTCTCGATTTCATCCACGCTGCAACGATTATCGAGATAGTATTGAATCACCTCATCCGGATTGTGCCACTGCCGCGCGTGATTGTACACGCTGTACGGCACGCGCTCATCCGTTTCATCACGCCCAAACGAAATAAACGTATAATAACACTGCGCGATGGTGGACGCGGCGCGGCCAACGCGCTTACCGATAGCGGCATATACCAGCATTTTCGGCATTCCTCGGCTAATCCAATCCGCCGCAACGCTCCCCCAGTACCAGTGGATGTTATCCGCCGCCGTGCCGGAAGCGTCCAGTTTGGCGAGTTCCTCCGCCGGCACAGATTCGTAGATTCTATGAATCGTCCACTCTGCCATTATCTCTCCTGACAAATATCCGCCGCCGGCCGCCGGGAACCTCATATCCCAAATCTCTCAAAATAGCCGCGACAGTGTTGGTTGAATGCCGGCCGCCGCCCTCGCGCTGCAATATATCTACAATCTCCCGCAGCGACAAAACAACGGCCGGACGCGTTTCGCGCTCTACAATCTCTCTAATATGCCGCTTCAAATTCATTTGAATTATTCTACCACTACACAAGATTTTTTGTCAATCTGCCAACGGGTTTTTTGCTTCCGCAATTATGGCAAACTACATCGTAGGCGTGCAGATTATGCCGATAGCCGCATTCAATACAACGCCATTCCACAACGCGCGGCAGATTCGCCGTCCCACGGCATTTATAACAGTACAAACTGGTGGCCGGCTGGCCGCACATGATACATGGCCTAGTTTTTACACTCATACCCGCCTCGTCTAACTGATTTTTTTGATTGCCGCGTTCTCAAACCTGGCTATCGGCGCGGCGAAATGCAAGACACATCCGCCGACCGGGCCGTTGCGGTGTTTGGCCACGTCAACCGAAACGGTAGACACGGCAGCATCGTCCTCACGATAAAGGAATATAACGCAATAAGCGTCCTGTTCAAGACTGCCGCTCTCTCGCAAATCCGATAATACCGGTCGGCGGCTGGCGCGCTGCTCCACAGCACGCGATAATTGCGCCATTGCCATTATCGGAATGTTCAGTTCGCGCGCCAAATATTTGAGGCCGCGCGAGACTGCGCTCACCTCCTGCTCCCGCCGCTCGAATGTATCTCCAACTGCATTTGCCAGTTGCACATAATCCACAATCAGCAAATCAAGCCCCTGCTCCGCCTGTATCTTTCGCGCAATTTGTCGTATTTGTGCGATGTTGATATTCGATAAATCATTGATGGCAATTTTCAGGCCGGCGATATATTCGACGGACGCAGTATGGCGCGCCCATTCGTCCTCCGTCATTTTGCCCTGAATGATGTTTTGCAAATCCACCCCGCTATCCTGTGCGATTAATCTCATCGCCACCTGTTCGCTGGACATTTCCAGCGAAAAAATACCAATGCGTTTTCCGCGCTTTGCCTGATTGAGCGCAACGGTTACGGCAAACGCCGTTTTGCCGGAGCCGGGACGCCCGGCCACGATGTAAACGTTTCCGTTAATCATCGTGCCGATAATTTTATCAATGTCCACCAACCCAGTTGGCACACCGACAATCTCGCCGCGCGCAGCGCGTTCCGTCCAGTCCCATGCGCGGCTCACCGCATCAGAAACAGATACAGTGTATTCGTCTGTTGCATTACATAAAAATATTTTTGACAATTCGTCATTAATATCTGCGATAATATCCTTTGCGCGGCGGCCATTCGCCGACCAGTAGGCAATTTTGCCGGCAAAATTATGCAGGTGTCTCTTGATATAATAATCTTGCACCTGCTCCGCGTACGTCTCAATATTCCTGTGGTCGCCATCGGCGCGTAATTCCGCCAGATATGCACGCCCGCTGACGCCAGATTCAGACACATTGCTCATCTCATTCATCCGCTCGATTTCATCCCCCACTACAATAACGTCTATCTGCATTCCGTTTTTGTAAACGCGCTCAATCGCACGCCAGATTGTTTGATGAGATGTGTAAAAAAAAGTCTCTGAATTTATAAAATTTATTTTTTCATACGCTGCGCGCCCGCCGCGCAGCACCGCGCCAATCAACGCCTGCTCCGACTTAATGCTTTTCGGTCTGACATCGTTTGTCATTGCATCACCTCCGCAATCCACGCCGCCATTGAATCGGCGTTTTGAAATTTGATTTTTTTGCCGTCAACGGCAACGGTAATGCCGTCATTCCTCACACGGATATTATCCTGCAGATAATCCAGATAATCTGCATAGATTTGATTGCACTCAACCGCTATCGCAAGTACGCGCTTGGATAATTCACCATCTTCATACATCTTTCGCGCAATGTTGTTCACCTCACGAATGATTTCGTCAATTGTCATTGCTTGTTCTCCTTTTTATATTCGGGACAAGATTGGCCGGACGCGGAACGCCTTTCCGCTCCGGCACTGGTTCGTACTGCGGCTGCTGCGGCTGCGCCACAAACGCCCTCGGCCAGTGTTCCGTCATGCGCTGGGGCGACCAGAAGTTCATGTCAAAACCGGGCTGGCTTTTCAGCCAGCGCACAAACGTCTCCACCGACTCGCCGTGAATTTGCTGCCGCTCATCGGCAAACCTGGCAAATTCCTGCCAGCGTTTCGTTTCGGTGTTGACGCGAAACTGAACCGCCAGATACGACAAAATGGCATCCACCCGCGCCATCCGTTTCAGTCCTGGAGTATTCATGAGTTGGAGATAGCCATCCACTAAATCACCGAGTTTTTGTGGTTTTTCGAGAGACAAGCCGGCCGGCGATTGTGTAGTGATTGTGTAGTGATTGTTAATGAAATCACCGTTTGGTGACACGGTGTCACCATTTGGTGATTCGGTGTCACCGTTTGGTAATTTACCATTTGGTAATTTACCATTTGGTGATTCCGCTTCTTTCATCCAGTCCATCATTTCGTATAATTCACTAATATCGTGGATGATAGAATCTGTCTCCGACTCGTTCGAAGACATTTTTTCGAGTTGCGCGGCATAGTTTTTGAAAAATTCAGGAATGTTCAATCGGATGTGAATGGTGGGCTGCCCATTGAACCTGTGAACGGATTTTGTAATTAGATTTAATTCGATGAGTTTTTCAATGGCTCTATCCGCCTGTCTTTCCGTCAATCGTTTTCGTTCCCACCATTCCGAACGTCTGACGGCCATCCAGAGGTAGCCGTCTTTCCAGATTCGCAGTCCGCTTTTGTGTCCGTCTCGCGGCAATGTGTAGTAAATAATTTCATCCAATACAAATGCCGCCTCGATGTCGCCCGTCATGTCAATATATATTTTCTGGCATCCAATTCTGTCTTCGGACGCCTTTTGCATGGCGGCATATTTTTGGAGCATGGCGTTTTCAGCCTTCGCTCTCTCTGTGATGTAATTTTCCCGTTCTTCGCTCATGACTTTATCTCCTTATCCATTCAAACCGCAACAATTTCAACAGTAACTCTCTTGTCGCTGGTTTGTTATTTATCAATATTTTTCCGTCATCTGGATTCGTATTTTCAAACTGGATAAAATAAAATCCGCGATATTTTGAGTCGTGTTTTGCGGCGTTATGCAGCATGATGAAAATTTCTCTTTGCCATTGCGGACAATCTTTTCCGTGACGTTTTTCCTCGATAATCATCCATTCGCCTGTCTTGTAATTTCGCCAAATGTAATCAATATTCGACGCCACAAATCCAAGACTGCTGTCAATTTCTTTTTGCTCACGAAGCCATAATCCAAACTCTGTCGAGTGGCTATCGCGCCTTTTCGATGTCATGCAGCCTCGCTCTTCCAATTTCGACATTTTCGGCTTCCAGTTCCAGGCCATGAAACAGGCAGCCATGACGAAGCGCGGCAACGCCGGTTGTCGCCGCGCCGCAAAACGGGTCGAGAATCCATTGCCCCGGCAGACAGATTTTTGAGACAATGTCAAACATGCCGCTTTCCGATTGCCCCCACTTGTGCAGGTTCTTATCCGTATTCTGGTCATAGACGCCACTTTTGAAAACGTCACCAAAAATTTTACCCGTGTATCTTCCGCCGCGCTTTGTAAAAATCAATAGTGGCTTCCAGGTTGTGTTGACATTGACCTGGCGAATCGGCGTCGGTTGTCCGGGCGTCAGGTAGCAGCCAGTCCAGTAATAATCCAGGTGGCGGCTCATCATCTCCATGATTTCGTCCAGGTAACTTTGGCCGCTCATGGCGATTAGCAGCCCGCCGTCCGTCAGCCATTCGTTCGCCCGCTCCGCCAGCACTTCCCACAGCGGCAGGTACTCTTTTGGATACGGCGGGTCGGTGATGATGAAGTCGTACCGGCGCGGCGCGTTCCACGTTCTGATGTCTCCCTGCCAAATACGCCAGCGTTCTGACGGCGGCACATTTTTTGCGGCGGCCGCCATCTCCTCTCTCTTTTGTTCGCGTTGCCGTTGTTTAATTTTCTTTTCCGCCTCATGCGCCGTCATCTCCCCGCGCTCGATTTTTTCTACCAGTTCCGGCGCGGCGCGCTCAACGGCTTTGACGGCGGCAACAAGACGCGGCGAAACGTTCAGCAGTTCGGCGGCGGTGGATTGGTTGATTTTGCCATTCTGCAAATTTGCAGATTGCCATTCACTGTATTGATTTTTTCCAGTATCGCCGCCTCTCGTCATATTCGCCAACTTTGCGGCAATCACGGCGCGCTGGCTTTCGTTCAGGTGACGGCGTTTTAGATTGAGAGAGATGACGAAATTTAGCGGATTATCCCCCGTGTATTCGCGGTATTTCGGGTTGACGCCGACTTGCACGCAGGCGCGGTATCTGTTGCGCCCATCAAGAATTTTCCCCTGATATGTCCAGATTGGCTCTAGCAATCCATTAGCAGAGATGTCCCTGCATAATTCGTCAAATTCAGAGCCGTCAATCAGTGGGAACGCGTTTGCGATTTCGTGAAACTCCATATTGATTCTCCAATGCAAAAAGCAGATTGTCTCTGTCCTACCAGTTGCCAGTGGCAGACGTATGGAGCAACGTCAGCAACTGGCAGGACACAAACAATCTGCCATTGCTCCATTTTTTATGCGCTGCCACACGCTTGAATTGTCAATCATCATTATACCGATTTTCGTTTGATTGTCAAGATTTCAGATTCTATAAATGTTCGGGATAGTATGCTCAATTTGCATACTATCCCGAACGAATCTTATTTTTCTTCCTCCACTCGGACGCTCTTCAATTGTCCGAGCGGCTCTTGCGGGTCGGCTCTTAATATTTCGATTGCCCGCTCCAGCGTGTCCGCCTTCACGCGGCGGTTAACTAGCGCGTCGCCGCATGTATAGTACGTGATGAGGTATGTCGCAGGATACTTGATTTCATGGCCGTCCAATGTGGTAACCCAGGCCTCGCGCTCGCTGTCGTAGTAATATTGAAACATTGTAATCTCCAATGTCCGTTTTTATCAGGAACGGACAAACCTGCGGTCTTATCGCGGCCTGACATGCTCCACGTCTTTGTAGTGGCGGGTTTCCCCGTCGGTGGTCGTGTAAGCCGAGCCGTCGGTGTAGTACACGCGGCACTTGATGGTGTAGCGTCCCGCTTTGCCCATGTCCTCAGATGTGACGTATTTCATGAGGCCATTCGCAGATTCGATTTTCCATTTATTGACGGCAATTCGCGGATATTTGTCATTTGCGCCGAAAAACTTGATTGTGGTTTTGCCGTCCGGCTGTGGCAACACCTCCACAATATCGGCGTCAATCGTCTGATATTTAACATCCGGGCCTTTTCGAGATGGAGGCAATTCCACCGCAGATTCGGCCAGTTGTTTTGCGAGCTCTTTATTCCCCTCTTCCAGCACAATGGCAACGTCTTTTGTGGGCAGTGGGGCGGCGGCGGCGGGCGGAAGCGGTTTCTCGACGGTCATGTCGTATTCCCCCATAGCCCAGACGATGCTATCCATGAGGCTTTTGATAGCATCTTTTGGCGTAATCGCGCGGGCAGTCACATTGATGGGTACGCCAGTCTTAGAATAGATGGTGGCAAATGCTATTCCGCCCGCCTCTGGTAATTGGTAGTTTTCGTTTGTATTCATTTTGGCTCCTTGCCGATGTGAATGCATCGGCTTATGTGAATTTGTGAATTGCGGATTGATTAGAACGGAATTTTATTATTATCGTCCTCGTCGCCTCCTTTCCGCGGCGCGTCAATCTCCAGAACCTCGCCGCCGCTGATAATACATCGTGTGCCAAGTTCATTGTCCATTTCAATCTCCTTTCATTTACAATTATACACAAATGTCAACGAATGTCAAGAGAAAATTACCCTTGACAAAAATAAAAAAATCCATATAATTCACAATATGGAAACAATAAAACTCACTAAACCAATTTATGAATACTCGGCCAATGAATGGCTTCGTATCTGGAGCGAAGCCCGCCGCGCTGAAATGCGCCGGCTTTATGCCAGCGGCAATCTCTCGCTGGCAAAAGTAGGCGAGAGGTTCGGAGTATCCCGCCAGAATGTGGCGCGAGTTTTGAAGGATAATTAATTTTCTATTAATCAGTTCCGTATAAACATAGTTAGCCCGCACTTGGCAAATGTGCAGAAGAGGAAAAAATGAAAGCAAAGACAATATTTTTTTACATTTTTGAAAACGGAGAAACTTGTGCAATGGTTTCTTCGGCGGGGGACCCAGAAACCATGCACAGAGCTGCAATGCAACAGGCAAAAGTTCGCGGTACAAAAATTTCATGCGCTCATGTAATCGACGATGGAGTTACGATCGATTACAAAACGCAAAAATTACTTGCCAGGTTTGTTGATTTTGATTTTTCTCATGGTGTCCCATTTCCGATTCGATGAGCGGGCTAACATCGCGTGCAGCCGACTGGTGGGACTCGTCCCGACTTACAAGCATTTTTCTGGCTTCGGGCTTTTTCCTGCTCCCAAGCCGAATCCACGCCCGCTCACCAGCGGCTAACGCAAACCGTTGGGCGGCAAGTCCAGAAAGGAATAAAAAAAATGGAAATATTGGTGGTGGTTGCGTGTGCGTTAATTATTGGTAATATTCTATGGGAATCCAAAGACGACATTCCGCTTGGTTGTGGCGCGCTCATGGTTATTGGAGTAATCGTTGGATGGGTGGTGCTATGGCGAATTTTTCCATAGCCGCCCAACATCGTTTGCAGGCGGACGGCGGCAACGCTGTTCCAGTCTAGCAATCATCCCAACAGCAGGCGAGCGCGTACGAGCCGCCGCCGCTGAAACCAACCGTTGGGCGGCTTGGAGGAAAAATGTGTAATCGTTTATATAGATATAAATGCGTAGTATGTGGGCTTTCCTGCGAAGGTTGCGTCCACGATGGTTTTTATTATTCAAAAAAGGTTTGCGGTAAGTTACGCTGTTCAATAGAAGCACGCTGCCGAACATCGCGTGCACTGGACGGGGCGAAGCGCACGGCTCAAAAAGGTTCTATTAGTGGCAAGCGTTCTGGTAGGTCGCCCCGCCAGTAACGCAAACCGTTGGGCGGAAGCCCTGCATAAGGAGTGATAATGAAAAAAGAAAATGGTTCGTCAAGTGTTCATGTTTTATATCATAGCCCTCGCTGGCATATCTGCTGGAATTTGTTCGCTCACGGCTATCGTAAGTATGCCGTCAATTTCAAGCGTTACACCAGCCTCGGTATTGAGTATTGCTTTTGGGTGTCGTTTGGTAAGGGTAATCTGTCATTCACATTCCGCCCAACACCGCTTGCACACCGACCAGAAACGGGCGCGGCGAAATCTGACAGCGAATCCAAGTCCGCCGTTTCTGGCGGGTGAAGCAAATCGTTGGGCGGCAAGCCCGGAAAGGAACAAAATGGATTGCAAAAAATGTGGAAGTCCCGTGTATCACCCATCATCTAGCAAACTATGTCCGCAGTGTGAAGGTGAGATGTTGGATAAATGGGTTGCAGAACAAGAAGCCGCCCAACAACACATGCAACCGACCGCCGCTGGCGGAGAGACGGACGGCGAAAATTCTGAAAGCGGCGGCGGCTAACGCAAGCCGTTAGAAAGGCTCTTGCAAAATGAAAGATATTTTAGGTCTTGTTATTGTGACAATGGGAGCGTCTATCTTCGGGCGCGGCTTTGAAATGTTATCACCTGATTTACAAACAGAATTCGCCAAAGAAATGTACGAGAAAATGATTGCCTTTCTAACACAGCGTACAGCGGACGGGGCTAACGTGTCCGCCGAATCAGACAGTGTTGGCGGCACACCCCGCCGCTGACGCAAACCGTTAGACCTCTGTTTTGCAAACAGGCGTACCTTGTCAAATGAATATCGGGCGGCGGTGTGGTAGTACACACACAGGATACTGGAAAGACGACCCTAAGCAAGTCAGCCGGGATGAATAGTCCCCGCCAGTATGCCGCAGAACACATGCTAAGTAATGCGATGTTACTCCGCCCGAAAGACCCCTTACACACCGTTGCCAAGAGACGCAAGCCCACATGCTCCATGCTCGAAACAATAGTGCGGTGAAAAGTGGGTGGGGTCTAACATAGCGTGCAGCGGTTGGTGGGCTGCGCCACTTCGCTTTCAAGTCGCGCCGTACCCGCCAATCCGCTGCACGCAAGCCGTTGGGCGGATAGGAGTAAAAATGAATCTTTTATGTTCGGTGTTTGGGCATCTATGGGTGTCTCGATATTGGTGGATTGATAGCGCAACATGCGTTTTGAAAAAAGAATGTTTGCGTTGCAGTGAAGAACGTTTGTCTGAATATCCACCCAACATTGTTTTGCAGCAGACGGGCTTATATGAATAAACTTGTAAAACCAAAAGCAATCGGTCTGCAATGGGTGTGGGTTTGCGAAGAATGCGAAACACCCATCGTTGTTGCAAATAAGCGGTATTTCTGGGCTTGCAATTGTCACTTACGCCCAACAAAGCGCGCACTGGACAAAAGCCAGCGGGCAAATCGCCACGCCACTAATACCCACCGTTGGACGACAAGCGCGAAGGAGTAATAAAATGATTGATGAAGTTTTACGCAAATTGATTGATTTTCTGCAGGAGGCCAGTCCGTTTGTTTGGAGTACGTTGCTTAGGCAGGTTTATGTTGACGCTGCCGGAAATATCGCCTGGTCAGTTGGGCTTCTTGTTCTTGCCTTTGTTTTATATAAGGCCGGTAAGTACGGCAAGGAGCATGCCACTGATTACAACATGCTGGGAGAAATGGGTTTGATTGCCTGGTTTTTCTGCGCGCTATTTGGAGTGGCTTCTTTTAGTTTGCTGGTTGATGCGATAAAATATTTCTCAAATCCAGAGTTTTATGCAATCCAATATATCCTGCGCCAAATAGGTGGCGGCTAACGCCAGTTCGTTGGGAGGCTTTTTATGACATATAATGTTTCACAAATTAGAGAGGCCGTAAAAGTTTCTTTATCATTCGCCCAGGTCATGCGCGAAATAGGCAAACGCGGAGGCGGCACACAACAGAGAATAAAACTATTTTGCCAACGTAATAATATTGATTACAGCCACTTCACCGGCCAGGCACATTGTACTCCGCAACGCAAAGTTTCTTTTGAGGAAGGAAGCAAAAAAGTATCAACCAGCGTTTTGAAGAAACGTCTTTTTGCTTCTGGCGTTGAAAAAGTTTGTCAACAGTGCGGTTTGTCAGAGTGGCGTGGTTTGCCTGCTCCATTGGAGCTTCATCATAAAGACGGAAATAGAAACAACAACCATCCATCCAATTTGGAAATATTATGTCCGAATTGTCACGCGCAAACTGAGTCGTATTGCAGACGCAAACGCTACCGCCGTCCAACACCGCCTGCGTTCAACGAAGCCAGCGGGGACACGCCACTAATGACGGCAAGCCATTAAATCTTTTCCAACCACGCGGCAGGCAAGTATGCCCACGGCCGCCAATACAAAGTCGGAAACGTGACACCCCCGCGCGGGATGTACGATTTTCCGTCCAGTGTCAACGCCCGCCAGACATAAAGCAGGTGGGGAGGCGGGTTGAACGGTAAATCAAATGCCGCGTCCCAGCATTCGATTTTGGCAAAATTCCCCACAAATTCCAACACGTTTACCAGCGCGCCGCCGGATACCTCCGGCGTATGTTGTCGGTATATTCCTGTCGTCTCGTCATACGCCAGTACCATGTCGGTTTTATTGTCGTGAGATACCAGCCAGTTGAATTGTTCCTGATTATTCCACGACATGATGCGTTCTATTTGCTGGGCAGATAATTCTATTCCATTCCCTTTCTCGAATTTCGGGTTTTCGAGAAGGGGTATGTTGTCGAATGTCCCATACGGCCTGCCAAGCCAGCCGATGTCCGGCCGTTTATCACCAGTCATGGCACGGTATAGATTCACGCGGCGGACGTTGGCAATCAGTTTCACAATTCCACCGCCGGACGCCCATTCGCAGAGGCAAAAACTTTGCCGTTGCTGATGTCAAACTCAATATGCACCGTATCGTCTGCGGCTGGTTGTGTTCCGCTTATCTGCGTAATGTAGTCGCCGCTTGCCCAGTTTTCCGCTCCCGGCAGTGTAATAGCCACGCCGCCGCGCGTGACTTTTGTCAGCCGCCACCATTGAGCAGATTTTATATCGGCCTCAACGATGTCGCCGGCCATCAGCGAGCCGAGTATCTCAAATTGAGTTCCCGCACCGGCGCGGATTCGTAGTCCATTTATGTTTACTTTTCCTGTGTACATTTTTGCTCCTTCCTGTTGTGTGATAAGGGGTTGGGGTTGTTCGCTTTCAATAAAGCGTAATAGTTCATCGTCTGTTCCATTATAAATTGAATAATCCGGCGATTCCTGATACTGCCAGAACGTCCACCGCTCCCATGCTCCATATAAATCCGGCTTGCTGGTTTTGTATTGCGCCGTCCAGAGCAGCATGGTTGCGAACCATTTTTGAATATCCACCGGCGCGCCGCCAAATATCAGCCTCCAGGCTCCGGGAGATGTATAAATCCCAGGCAGTTTTCCATATTCTCTTTCAACGCCGCGCGCAATAGATTCAATAGGCGAATGAAATGCATACGGCAGTTTGCGGTAATCCGCTTCCGTCATGGACAACACTGGTTTCTCGCAATCCAGCCACAACCCAAGTTTTCCGAATCCGTTCGGGAACATTCTATATATGGCCGCTTTGTGCCGCTCCGGGCTGTATCGCCCGTCCACGAGCCAGTAAACGCCCCAGGCTAGCCCAGCCGCTTCACACTGCGCGAACCATTCTGGATGCACACGCGGTACATCCGGCCATTCGCCCTGGCCGCCTTTGAAAATAATGCCGACTACGCCGTTTTGTTTTTCGGTTAAAAAATCGAAACGGTTTTGGGAGTAAACATCGAGTACCTTCATCTCAGTATCCTGAAGTTTTGTCCAACCAGTCCTTTTATCGCAATTCCCAAAACAGTCCAATATACAGATTGACTAAGTGAATATGACGATGTTTCCGGAGATGTTGCGGCCGTCTCCCAACTGGCGCATGAGCCAAAAAATGAATCAGAGTACGAACCATGCTGCGTTTGCCCGCTTCCTAGAGACATGCTGGTATCTCCTTCGCAGAATCCAAACGAATACACCACATCGCCAACATTTGAGGCAGGTGATACGCTCGCGGTAGTTCCTGTTCCCTGATTTACCGCTGCCGTTCCCAGCGGGTTTGACGGATGGCAATTATATAATTCCAGTCCGCCGCCGGCAATTTTGTATCCGGTTCCGCCGCCGCCAACACCATTCAATACCAGGTTATACGTCCCGGCAGGCGGCAGAGACGAAAGATAAAAAATCCCACCGTAAGCCGTTGAATTACCAAGACCGCTTCCGGTGATTTTGTTCATTGACACGCCATTAAATGTTGCAGTTACATCTGTCGTGGCGGCAGTTCCGCTTCTTTTGGCAACCACACAGGCTATCAGTATTCTGTTGGAATTGCCGGAAATTGTATGTGAAATTGTCAACGGCCAGGCAGAATTGGATGAATATGTTTTATTTGCAGTATTAACACTGGGTGTTGCCATTTTATACCAGCCTTGTTTTGAGTGAGAGGGTAACCTGCTTTACGGTTGCCGCGCTGTCAACGTTGAACGCCAGAATATCGCCCTTTGCCAGAGAGGTTGTCCAGCCCGTCAGGGTGGTATTCTGTGATTTTTGCGCGCTCGATAATGTTGGTTTGGCAGAGGCGCAAATGCTGTTGGCTGAGGTCGGAGGAAAGTTGGCATAGGTATTTTTCCATATATCTACGACAATGCTCCCCGAAGCGTCCGCCAGCAATGTCGCGCTTTCAATAATCTGCGCCGCGCCCACTTCATAAAACCCTTTGAGTCCGGTGGCGATAACAGAGTCGCCGCTTCCTAAAACCACCTCGATGGAATTATAAATTGTCGGCTTAGCCGCTTTCACTATCACCAACGCCGTCACACTGCCGGCCGCGCCGCCGGTGTATTGTGTGAGCGCAACGCCGAACGCGTTGGCCGGGTCTGTTGTCCCTTTGGCGCGGCCTGCTGTCGTGGAGGCAATCAGATAATCGCCACGCGAAACATTTCCCTGTACATTGACTGTCATCACGCCGAACTGTTTCACCTTGCCGACTGCGTTATTGGCAGTGGATTCATTTACCACCCCGATTACCGTTGCCCCTTCCGTTGTCGTGGTAGTGTATGCGGAGTCGCTCGATGTATCCTGTACCACCACATCGCCAATGGAGCGGGTCGCTCCGCTTTTGTTCGTCAGAGAAGAGTCCGCCACCGCGCCAAGCGGCCCGAATTTCATTTTGACTGCCTGACTGCTGTCTTTTTGCAATACATCCCCATCGTTCGCGCTGGCCGTGTCCAGCACGGCGGGCGTAGCCGGGCCGCTGGACACAATCAACTGTCCGGCTGCCGTAATTATATCGGTGGTGATTCCGTCCGGCAGGTTTGTCGGGAATACCTCCAATGTCGTGGTTCGCTCTTCCACCGACTCGGCAATAACAGTTTGTTCGAGAATTTCTATTTTCATGATGTCACCGTCGCTATCGGTATAATCGTAGCCTCGCCGCGCATTCTGAGTGTTTTGTCTGTTGAGTCGCTATTGTTGATTTGTATCAAATCGAAATATGCCTGCGGCGCGGAAAGTTTCGCCGATTCTGTGGGCGTCAAAACAAGCGTCAAATAAGTTCCGTTGTTTGAGATTGTCGGCGAAGCGTATTTTCTGCCGCCCGGTTTGCTCACAAAATCCATGTAGAATGTGTATCCTGAAACGTCCACCAAATCTCCATTTGAATCTCTGAATCGAACGGTGGCAGTCCATTTGGCGCCGGCGTAGATAATCGGATTCCAAACTGGTTCGTTCATGTCATCCTCTTCCTATTTTCTGAAAAATAAAAGCACGTGCGGTTTCGTAGGATTCCGCTTCCTCCCACAAAATCACCGGATCGCCGCGCACCAGATACCCCTCCTCACGCAGCGCGTCAATCAGGCTTCTCATCAGATATTCGTCCTTTTTTTCCGTGTGCCAGTGCGGGCCGTTTACCGGCATGGCAGTCCAGGCTGGATTGGTTTTTACCAGAAAATCCAGCACCAATCCGCCCAGCAGTTGACGACCGCCGCGCAATGGTACCTGATACATAAAATCCCAATTCAACGACCACAATGCCCGCGCTGTATTCCATTCCCATGAACTGCCTGGAACGCGGCCATTGATTAGTCCCATCGTTTCGGGAGGCGATTTCAATTTCTGCGCCTGTTTGCTAAACACCCCGCGCTTGATTCCCGGCCTCCGGCTTCCGCCGCTAAATACAATCTTCGACATCAAGCCTCCTGTACCACGATGGTTGTCACATAAGTGTATTCGTTTACCAGTTCCGCCATGTCTTTGGGGCGGTTGGGAAGCGGCATAAGGAAAACCTTTTTGTTGTCGTATAGAGGGTTTTGATGATACATCTTCAACGGCCTGGCTGTGCCTGTCCACTCATCCAGTTTTTGAATTTTCTGCTTTGGCGTCAGGCCGTCATCCTCCGGCATGTTATTCAAATCCCTGTCGGTTATATATACCTGCGCCGTATAATAGAATTTCGGCTCAACGACTGTTACGCCTCCGACAATCACAGCCAGAAGTTTGGCGGAAACGGAAATATCTGTTGAATACATTCTTACCCGTATCTGCAACTTTTTCCCGCTGACACCGAACTCCTCTTCAAACTCGCTTTCAGACATCGGCATTTCTGTAAAATTGTTCGGTAGTTTGGTGTATTCTTCTTCATCGTCTAAGCGGTAATCCGCTTCAATCCAACATATCCCATCCTGCAGATACGCGGCCTCCATTTTCAGGTTCTTCCAGAATTTATAAGCGTCTTTCAAGCCTGCGTACATTGGCGCAATTTCAACAACCGCTTCGTGAGTATACAGATAATTGGCGTCATGCTCCGGGTCGAAATCGTCCGACGGATAGGGAATCCAAACAATTTCACCGCCCTGTAAAATCCACAAGCGGTCTGGCTTCGAGCCGGGGATTACCTGAAAAGCGCAGCCGTGTATCCGCTGTCCCTTCGGCGCGCGGTATATCTCGTGCCATGAACTGCCGCCATTGTTTGCCAGGACGTGCGAATATTTGCCGTCTCCGGCGTCGTAGGCGGCAAACACCCGGCCGGGATATGGTATCAGTTTTACGCATCTTCCCTGCCGTTCGGCCGGTAGTCCCTCTCCCAGCGTTGGCCCCACATCGTCCATTGTCGGATGAAAAAACTTATGCACGGAGTTTTGAATGGAGAGAAACATGTAAGAACCAAGCACACAGGAGGCATATCCGTTCTTGAAACTGCGTATCGTTTCCAGTTCGGGGAGTTTGGCGCGGTCTAAAGTCGTATTCTTCAACAGCCAGGGAACGCTTTCCTTGAATATCCACACAACCTCATCCTGCGAAGAGTCCACATATCTTTGCGTTCCGGTAATCCTGTCCCAACTATCGCCCACTGCCTTTCCGGTAACAACCGTCCAGGAGGCATTTGTCCAGGTTGTTGGCGTAACCGCCGCGCTGACTGTTGTATTGCCATTTGTCTTTACCAGGTTCATCGCCCCTGTAACCGGGTTGTTGTATTCGTCTAGAAAAATTGCTGTCGTGCCATCGTCAGCAAAGGTGGTTGTCCACACACCTGCGCTGGCTTCTTCTTTCATGCGGATGATATTCGCCGCTTCCCCCTGCGCGAAATACACAAATCCGGCGGAACTTACCAGCACATCGGTAACCGGAGCGGTGAGTCCGTGTCCGGTAATTTCCACCCATTTCTCAACACCCACCACGACAAACTCCGTTGTAGTGTCGTGAGCGATTTTCCAATCCGAATCTACCAGAATATAATCTGAACCGTTGCCTGTAATTATGCGCCAGTTCTGCTCTTCGGTGGAGCCTGTCCCGGCGTACACCCATACCACACCGCCCGCCAGTTCGTTGGCCGCCCAGCCCGGCGCGCCCTGCGCTTTCAGTTTCGATAACTCTCCGGCGTTACTGATTGCCATGCCGCGCACCCCATTCCGGTATAATTTCGGCGCGCCGCTCACCGGACGCGTCACATAATAGGCAGAGTTCTTATACATGAACAGGTGTCCATCCGTGTCCGTCAGGGTTGTCAATGCGCGGAAGTAGATACTTACATTCGATACAGTCCATTCTGTTCCTGTGCTGGATTCGTAGGTTGTTTCTGTGAGTTGTTTGCAGCCAACCTCCCAATGATTCTGCTGGTTGTCGTTGGCACCGCCATAGAATTGCAGCCAGTAGTATCCGCCAACCGTAACAGTTTGGAACGTAATCGGGATAACGCAAAGTTCAGAAACAAGTTTCGTCATGTTTGCCGCTGTTACGGTTGCGGTTTGCAGGACGCTTCCCAGTGCGCCGGAGTTATCGCTGCATAATTTAACCGTCAAATTTCCCGGCGCGCCAACCGTCCGAAGCCACGCCCAGATTTGCGTAATCGGTGTGGCGTTAGCCTGAAAACGAATTGCCAGATATTTTTTGGTGTTCACCAACGCGACTAGTTTCATTCCGCTTGTCACCGGGAGCGATTGTGTTCCCTGTGCAAACGTACCCAGCCCGGAATAAACATCCCTGCCGCCCATGATGATTTTGCCGGAACGCTCAGTATTGGCGCGCAGCGAATCAAAAAATCTTGTTACGTCCAGTTCAAATTCAATCGAGCCGCGCCCGCCGCTCCAATCCGATTGCGCCAGTTTCATGTAGGGCGGTTTCAGGTCGTCATACTTCTGGTTGCCGCTGGACGTTTTCAGCGAACTCTGCTCAACCGGATTACGTCCCATGTTCTTGGGGTCGTGCGTCATTCTCTCGTCAACACAAATCAAGCCGATGGTGTCTTTGCCATCGGTTAACGCCATGTGATGAGTCTTTCCAATAATAATCGTCATATCACCAATCCGAATGTCTTGGGTCGCGCTGGATGGTCTGCTGTCTCGGACGTGTGCGCCTCAACATTTCCAACGCTTCATTCTTGTAATCCGCCCAGTTGTGTTTCTCGTCTTTGTGATGTGTTCTCAGCCCAACATCAGCAACATGGTTTACCGCCATCCAGAATAACGCCTCCTCATCAATACCAAACGGCAGGGTATCCGTATCATTACTTAAATCGGTGTGCGCTCCGCGATAAACCAGGCGGATTCGATAGCCGTCCCAGGCAGGAGCATGAGTCGGCGCGAAGCGGATTTCCCCCGGTATCAAATCCCAATGAGTATGACGGTATTCATTGTAGGGCGCGGTTGTTTCGGTGGCAATCCACACCTGTAACACATCATTCACCCCGGTCGGGAGTGCGTACTCCAATTGATTTGCGACAGTTGTCAAAGTAGTGTCTTCGCTGTAATACGAAGCAAGTTTTCTCAGTGATTCGTTGACGGCTTGAAAAAGGATATCGCGCGGCGTGTCGTTTTCCGCCACAGCATATCTCGGCCCGGCTACGCCTGCGGTTGTGTTCGTGCTGGTGGGAGCCGCCGTCAATCCTGTACAGGTTCCGTTTGCAATGCTGATATTCATGGTTGTGTCGTTGTCTGCCGCTTTGCGAGCCGATAAAACAACATTCGCGCCAGTGCCGGAAACGATAAAAAACTCGTTTACATCTTCGTCTGCCGCCAATGCCGTGCGGATTTTGCCGCCTACCGTTGAGGCGGAGTCCGAAAGATTTACTGCTACATTGATTGTCTTTGGGTTGTTGTTCATGCCGGCAGCGGTTACAGTCACAACCGCATTCCCGCTGCCGGTTACGGAACCGATAACCGTCGCCGTCTCAACCTGCGGAACACAAATCGGAGAGGCAAACGGGTCGAAAGTAAACGTGTCGCCATTGTGTCTACGAATGACGCGCGTTGTTCCACTATATGCCCCGCTTAGAATCCACAATGTTCCACCTTCGTATTGTCCGCTGCCAAATTCCAGTTCGGAATCAACCAGAGTCTTCATGCTTCCGCCGGTCGCAATTCCTTCGCGCACCGGCGCGCATACTTTCCTGGCAAGGGACAAAATAAAATTGGCTGCTGTTGTCATTGTTTATCTAATCAATAGACAGCCCGCCCATTGAGGCGGGCTGTCTATGCTTATCCACCACGAGCGGGGGAGAGGTACTGCACTACTGCGCCGAAGTTTCCGCTCGACGCCACATCGTTGGTTACGCTGAGTTTCGTCAGGCTGGGAGCGTCGCAGAAAATCTCAAGCACATAGTGACCGGCGGATGAATAAGCCGCGCTTACATCGCGTTTCAGTTCCGTTGAACCGGCCTTGAAAATGGCGTTGACTTTCAGCGAGTTGCTGGATGGTACCTGCGGTACGATGGTATGCAGGTACAACGGTTTGGTCATTGCCGTCAACGCGAAATCGCTCAGGGTTTCATCTGCGGTCAGGTTCCCGGCAGAAGCGGCTCGGAGTTCTGTATATTTATCCATCTCGTCCTCCTTATGCAGCCACGATGTTGTAAACACGCGCAAACGAGCGCGGGCTTGAGAAGTACAAACCGGGGCTGAAACGCACAACTGTGCGGTAATGCGTGCGGGCTTCGATCAAGCCAACATCCTCAGCGGTCGGCATTTCCTGGCACCAGCCGGCCAGATACGGTTCGCCGAAGCGGACACAGTACAGACTGGACGTTGCGCCTCCGGTGAGGGCCGCGCCATCGGCAGTCTCCGTATCACCAAGAATGGTAGTGCTTTGGTCGGCCTTGTAACCAACGTCAACAATCTTGGGGCCGCCTTTGCCGAAAGTCGTGAAAATGCGGCCTAACTGGTCGGTCGTGGTGTCGAGTAGATTAGACTGGCGACAGGCTGACTGGAAGCGGCGGTAGAGCGTGCGCCCCATGAAAAGCACTTTGTCGCTGGGATTGCCGTCTACCTGATCCATTACATTGTCAATCAGGTCAAAGAGCCTGTTCGTCCACACGGAGGTTGATAAAGCGGTATCGGGCGAAATATCCAGCCCGCCACCATCAATAGATTGAGCCGCGCCTAAATCGTTTCGCAGTCTGTACCACAAGCCAACAATCGCGTCTTCGTCCGTAGTGGGGGTGTTGTTGAAGAAGGCGTCGTTGAACGCGAAGGCTGCGCCTTTCATAATCGCCTCAGACTGTATGGCGCGGTTGTCAACCATTGAGTCCGCTTTGACATACTCGTACGGAACGTCAATCATGCCGCCCATGAAGTACAGGCGTTCCTTGATTGGTTCGGGATTGACTTTCAATTGCGTGAAAGTCTCGCTAACTTTGCGCCAGGGAACAGTCGGGAGACTGTTGAAGCGCAACATTTCCTGCGTCAGTTGCGAAGATGTCTTGAATTTCAACATGTCAAGGATTGGGCTGGCTTCACGCCAGGTACGCACCAACGCGCGGGTTATAGGGGTTGCGGTTAATTCATAATCCGCAAGGGTAAATTCGTTTGCCATTATGGGCCTCCATTACTGGCAGGCCGCCCGTTGCTACCTTTTCTGGTACGCCTGTTTCCAAAGTTCAACGGAACTTCCGGCTACGGGTACGCCGGGGCTTCCGTTTCCGCTCGGAATACGCGCTGTCGGGTCGGACGACTCTGCACTGGTATTGTTTGGTTGTTTGTTCGTCCCGGAGGCTTTTGCTTTCTCTGACGCCAGTCGAAGAATGGTTTCCAGATAAATCTTGGGGTCTGTAATGCTTGCCAGTTTGTCGGCTCCGGGGTCATCCGGTTCGATAAAGACTCCAAGCGCTTTCTGAATCCCATACGCTTGCGCGTTGACTGGATCGCGCAATGCGGCCTCTTCCCAACTGGCGGGTAGGGGTTCCGCACCAGCGGGAGGTTCCGACGAAGTTGGCGATTGTATCGCTTCTTGATAGGCTTTTGCGCGCATGGCATCCGCTTCCTCGGCGGACAATTCCTTGCCATACCGTTTGGCCGTTTCAATGACTTTTTCGACTTCCGCCAACTTCTTCTGAACGTTGTTTCGCAGTGCGTCCGAGTAACTCTGCGCTTTGCGGTAGGCGGTTTCCGCCGCTTCCTGTGCAATGCGAAGAGCTTCCTCGCGAGTGATTGGTTCTGATTTTACTTCTTGCTGGCCGGGAGACTGCGTTTCTTCGCCTGCCGGAATTGCCGACTGCTCGATTACAGGCTCACCTCCGGGCTTCCCTGCGCCCTGCCCCGAAGTAATATCGTTCGTATCGCTCATTATGTGCCTCCATTTTTTTTCAGATTCTATAAACAGAACGGGACGCGCTCAAGGCACGTCCCGCCGGTTTTCCGAATCTGTCGGACGTTGGCCGCACGCGCGGCCAATCATGCGTATTATATCACACAAAAACGCTCAATACATTCGTCTGCGCTCGATAACCTTGCGTTTCATCTTTTTCAACATTCTGCGCCGGCGCGCCTCTCTCTGCGCGCATATTTCACAGGCCTCAAGATGTTCCTGTATCTGTGTGCGCCAGTATTCCCTGAGACTGCGCGCCGCGCGCCACCTCTGCGCCAGCCATTCCAGTTCTTTACATCTCATTTTACGTCCGGTACAAAATCCATCTTTATATCTTTTTTCTCATAATAAAACCGCAGCCACACGGCCCCAAGCGGTTTTGGCGGTTTCCACGTTTCCACGTGCCAGCCCAGCGCGCCGTCCCTATATTCGTTTTTATAGGTGGTTGTGCGAATATGATATTGTATATCCTGCTTCACTTCACCCAACTCAGTCAATCTCTCTCTGGCAATTGGAACGATAAAAGAATCGTGAGTGTGGCCGTTCATTACTATGTCGGCGTCGGGTAAATAAACTGCCTGGCGGTTGGTTTGGATTACGCCGCGCGTTACCGGCCCGCCGCCGCCCGCTCCGTGATGGTACTTCAATTTTTTACTCAGGCATTGCGTTTGAATGTTGAACATAAACCGCACCCATCCGCCATACCCGCCAACCTGAATCTTTCCGCCATAATCCCTGTTCAGACTGTATACCAGGTTGGATACCATATCTGTACCGCTGTTCTGCAACACTTTCTGGTCGTGATTGCCGCGTCCTATTACGATAAACTGGCTGGCATACGGCCCCAAAAACTTGGCCGTATCGTCCACAATCAAATCGAGCATGTTGCCGGCCTTGTACTCCGGTCTCAGTTCATCGTAGTTTCTGCGCGGGTCGAATTTTCCCTGCATGACATCGAAGACATCTCCGGCGTCAATAATCAACGCCTTCCGTTGTTTAGCCTTTTCCAAATGCTCCAGTTCGAGTTCGCGGTCACAATACACGCTGTCGTGATGTCTGTCGGATGTAAGTAGTATCCATTGTTCAAAACCAGGATGCGCCGAAAAATACACCGAGCAAACATTGCGTGAGTTATGGACAACGCTCACCTTATCGTTGATTTGAATTTTATTCAGTTTTTTCATCTTCCATCCTGCTTATTCGCCCGCTTACGACACAGGCAGAATATACGACAACCAGAGCGGACAAAAACACACCGCATAGAACACAGGATACAAATGACATGGTTGCCTTCCTTTTTATGGCAAAGTCGGTACAATCACCTGATCCACAAATTCCTGAAGGGTATTGGTTGGTTTTCCGTTAGCCTCCCAGATCGCTGCCAACTCATGCAGTGCGCCCGCGCCTAGCGGCTGGCCTGTCATTCTGTATAAATCCAACTGCATTCGAAGCGTTGGCGTTGCGTCTTTCAAATAAAACTCAGCCGTATAAGTTGGCTGGCTGCCTTCATCGCCGCCGCGATAGTATGTCAAAAGACGCTTGTATTGTTCTGCATTCATGTCTGGCGGAACATCCATCTTACCCTGTAAGATATTCTCAGCAATTTTACCGTCAATGAACGGAGCCGCTTCGGGATGGCTTTGTATGTAACTGCGCCGCCACGCCCAGTAATCGGATAGTTCTGGATACATCTGTTTGAATTGATACTGCTTCTCTTTTGGCATAGCGTAGTACATGTTTTGAATTTCCATGATGTTCGGATACCTGCGGTCGCGCTCCTGATAATATGTATTCAACTGTTGCGATATTTTCGGCGGCATTCCTTCCAGGCGCGGCATCATTGCTTGAGGTATTTCGGTTACGCCGCGCGTTGCCTCCGTTTGCGGAACCATCCCGCCCAGCATACGACTCCAAACCGCCAGCGTGTTCACGTCAATACTTTCTGCGCTGCGGGTATTTTTATCCAAAAACGCTCGCTGGAATAAGTCGCCCATCTGCGCCCTGATAATTTTCTGGTTGCCTTTATCAAGTCCCATGTAACGATTCCAAATCTGTCCAACCAGGAAGGCGCGCAACATTTCTTCTGGAGACTTGCCTTTCATCAAATAACTTTCGTATTCCGGGTGGTCGTCAAAGAATCGCTGCACTGCTTTTTTGTCGCCGTTATCGTATGCTTTCCAGGCTGCGTTCCACTTCTCTTTCAAGCCCCGATAGCGCAACTCTCCTTCCGGCAGTAATTGCGCGCCAAACAAAGATTCCGGCACGGCCAACAACATTTCTTCAAGGCTTGCGCCATGTGTACCGGCGTACAATGCGGACATGCCGGGAACGCGCAGCATTAATTCCTGCTTCACCCGCTCACGCGCCAATTCATATAACGGCCCCTGTTTTTCAATCATCGCCTTGTTTGCCATCTCCGGCGATACGGGCTTTCCGTCAATCTCTGTCCCATCAGCCACCATGTTAGCGAGTTGACGGTTGATGTAATAATCTCCGTATTCGCCAAATTCCGGCAGTCCCGCTTTGCTTCTTAGCCACTCCTCCGGTTTTCCCAACAACCCGATCACATTGCCCAACGCCTCAAATGGCGAACCTTTGAGCGCGGCCTCGAATGCACGCGTGCTTTTCAGCATGGGCGTCTCTGATATTTTCTCTCCCTGTCCGGTTGCCAGATAATACGGCGTTGTCAGATAAAAGCCTATCCCAAACATCATATTCATAAATTCAGCAGGGCCAGTGATTTGTTCTGTGCGCCTCAGTTTCGCTTCAGCCAAAGCCTTCTCGTAAACCGGCCCCTGCCCGCTAAGAGCCTGTTGAATTTCATCCTGCGTATATGTGCCATCCTTCGCCCATTCCTGCAAAATACGCTCGGCTTCAATTAGTTGATTTCGTTTATCACTTGCCATCGTCTCGAATGGAGACAGAAAATTCGAGAATTGGAAAATCTGACGGACGGGGTCAACATAAACGTTATCTCCCATCCAGTCGGGCAGGAACGGCGCGGGCAGTTTGATTCTGCCGCGTAATCGTTCCGGCCAATCGCGCTGATATTTATTCATCATCTGCTGGATTCTGGCGTAATGCGCGAACCATCCAATACGATCGGGCGCGTTCAGAAACCAGTTTTTCATCGTCTCAGTTCCCCAGAAACGATAGGGAAATACCGTATCCACCCATTCGCCAAATGGAGTCCGGTTGTTATAGTTCAGCATGGCCAGGTCGCGCTGCATTTCGGCAAAACGCGTGGTTATCAGTTTGCTGGTTGCCAGGTCGCCGCGCACTTGATTGAGATACCGCCGCAGCATGGCCTGCGTCTCAGCGTCCAGTCCGCTGATATTGAGCGTGCGCGTTACCCCCTCACCGGCCACCTTCTTCATCTCGTTGAGAAGCGGCCAAACGTAATTCGTCCAGCCTTCGTCCAGTACACGGCTTTCCGGCAGGAAGCCGCCGCTCAATTCATCGTATCCGTTTGGAGGCACACGCGTATCAGCGTTCTGGAAGAGTCGGTCAAATGAGTTTAGTTTCTCTTCCACCTGCCGCCTGAAATTTGCCTCTGCCTGTTTTGTCGCTTCTATTTCCGCATCTGCGCTTTCTGTACCAGTCGACTCGCGCGTTATCACTCTTTCTGCTTTAGCCTGCGCCTGTGCTTGCGCTGCCGATTGTTCCGCCAATCCATTCGCAATCTTCCCGCTTTTGGCGTTCTTCTCAGCCTCAGCAGCCACTTCGCCTATTGTGCGGTTGATGTACGAGCCGTATGTTTCATTGCCGACAACAGCATTGGCCACACTGTCCGGAATCTTATCAGCCAGCGCATATAGCGCGTCAGGATTTTTTTCTTTGACAGCTTTCTTAAACTTTTTTTCCCAGGCAGCCAAATCAAACCCGGCTTCCTCTGCAAGCGTTTTGATATTCATACGATTTTCCAGAACACTCCGGACGAACTCCGGCGTTATGCGCGGGTCGCCCAATCCCTTCAAATCAGGTATTCCGCCGTATTCTTTCATTTTCAGCGCGCCAAGCAGCGCGTAGGTGTCTGCCGGATTATACGGCGCGTTGTCACGGAGATAACGCCCAGCTACGTCCCACACTCTCTGAACATGTTCCTGTCTCGCGGCCGCTTCCATTGCATTCCGCTGCTGCGCCGCTGCCAGCATTCCGTTTATGTCTTCCGTGCTGCCGCCATTTACGGCATCCCATACCGTCCAGACTCCAAGTCTTTTCAACTCCCTGAATTGTTCTATCATCAGAGGATAATCCTGCTGATAGAATTTTTCATTGGCGAGTCTTCGCTGCGCTCCATCCATGCCTTTTATACTGGCACGATGTTCGTTGATTTTCTCTATCATCTTCTCGCGGAACTGACGCCACTGGCTGAAGACTTCATCCGTAACCAATCCGACGCGCTCGCCATAAATATCGCCCATCAGTTTGGCGATAGATTTCTGCATAGTTTCCATGTGCGCTTGCGCCTGCCGATGCGCCTGCTCGAATACTTTTTGCACGCGGTCGTTGCTGGCCTGCACATCATCCCAGAAAGCAGGGTCGTTCATTTTCCCCGCCCATTTGTCGTGCAGTTGTAGGCGCTCATCGAAGCGCGCCCGATATGCGTCTCCGTATGCCCGTTGATACTCACTCAGCGCGGCCATAAAATCCTGCGCCATCGGATGATTGACGCCAAGCCCATCAAAGAGGGCTTTGTAGTTTGCCAGTTGATATGAGTTCGTCCGATTCCAACTTGCCCGATTCTGTCTCTCATAGTCCATTATCAGAGTGTCACGCAACTCAGGCGGAGCCTCATATACCGTATCCCATAAGTCGCCATAACCCAGATAATGATTCAGCCAGCGGTCAAAATACCCGCCCTCGATTTCCTCCAGAATATTTACAATGCCAAGCCCGCCTTCGATTGTCACCTTATTCTTGACGTGTTCAATGCGCTTGGCAATGTCAGTAGCATTGCGAACGTCCATCATATCCTGCGCCCGCTGCACTACATCATTGAAAACCCGCATACGCTGCTCGGCAGTTTTGGCCGTCTTCAGCCGCTTATCCAGTTCGTCCAGTATTCCCAACTCCGAAAACGTGCGGATTGCCTCATCCGCATTCGTTCCCAGCCGCCGCGCCGCTTCCTCTAATACCGCCCGTCCATGCCCAATCTGTTCCTGACGGTATACGGCGTTTTCGATTTCATTCATATTCAAGCCGCTCTCGATGAAATGGTAAAGCGTCTTCTCGTCAAAACCTGCGGCCGTCAGCCGCTGCCGCAACTCCGGGTCCACCAAACGGAAACCCTTGCCCGGTTTCCAAATCTCATTCATCATCCTTTTCATCGAGATAACATACGCGTTCTGACTTTCCACACTCTCAACAAACTCGTTCAGTTTGCCGAATATGCCGATTTTATTCACGCCGCTAATAACATCGCTGACGGCTTTCCATATTCCGCGCTGCTCGGACGCTTTTGCGATTACGTCCATTCCAGGAATCTCACCTTTGCCAACTGCCTCACCGGTAAAACCTACGCCTTCCCCATAGCGCGCCGGTTTGAAGCCAAAACGATCAAGCCATTCTGCCGCCGCTGCTGGGCTGACGTATCCGTAATTTCCGGCCGCCACCCGCCCCATGATATTGCCGATTTCATTCTGAATAAAGTTCCCAGGATTCAACCCCAACAATGCCAGACTTTGCGCCTTCTTCAAAAGAGGCGCGACTTTTCCAACCCAAAAATTATTATTCGGCTTTACGTCATAAAACTTAACCGCCCAATCCGCGAAGTGCTTACCCATATTCGCTATCGTCTGCGCCTTCCACATATCAAATGTGTAGGGCGCACCGTTTTCATGGAATACTTTTACAATGCTGGATAAATCATCCGGCGTAAACCGCCCAGCTTTTGCCGCTTCCAACAAGTCGGTAGCCGCGTTGCCAGTCATCTGGCCAGCCTTCTCGATAATGCGCTGATAATTCCGCTTCACATCTGTGGCGTCAGATAAATCCTTGATTACTCTTTCGGGCTTCTCGCCCAGCACTTCGGCCAGTTTATTTAGAATATTGATGTTTGGCTGCACCGCCTCCCAGCGCGCCACATCAATCCCCAGGTCGTAGTTTTTCATGGCCGGGAAGATAGTGTACCATTCAGGCGAGTTCAACATCCGTGCGCCAAACTCAGCGGCAACTCTATTATCCGTTCCCTGCAACTGCTTGAAGTGCGCGCTCAGTTCGTCCACGTTATCAAACATGTTTAGATACGCGCCCAGATTTTCCACCGCCATATTCAAAGCGGTAATTGCCCGTCTTTTAGGCGTCAGCATGGTGAAAAATTCTCGGACGCGTTCTATACCTGATGTAGCAGGCTTTTCCAGTTTGGCAATTTTCCCTTCCTCGGTAATCCCACCCAGGAACTTCTCATAATCCGATAACTCATTAACTGGCGTTGCCTGAATTATGGCTTTTAATTTATCCTTGCCCTCGCTTATTTGATGAGAACCCTCAAACGCCTGCGCCACCCTTTGCGCCTGCTTTGCCTTAAGAGCATAGGCGTCTGCGCGCTCAAGGTCTCCCTCCGCCTTGAATTTCTCTGCCAGTTTCACATAGTGGTTGGATTCCAACTCTCCGAATTTCGATATGATTTTACTTCCCACTGCGCCGGTATAATTCAGCGGGTCGGCAATTGATTGCCCGAACATATCGCTCATTTGCCCAATCACACCAGCCTGAAAGTCAAGCGCAACCTGCCTGTAATTCTCTCCGTTTTTAATTCTCTGCCGCGCTTCGTTAATCCTCTGCTGAAAATTCTGTGTCAATTCCTCTGGCATGGACTGGCCAATTATTAATTCATCCCCTTTATATCTGTCCGGATTCAACATCAGGCTCGTAAGCCGTTCGGCCACCCAGATAGGCGGGGAAAGTTTCAGAATATCAGTTGCTTCAACATTGCCTTTCAACAGACGGGGCAAATCTTCAGTTGCGGCCGCGTTTATTGCAGGCCCCAGCGTTTCAAATGTCACCGCGCCCGCGTTCCAACCCTCGGCTGAAAATACATCCTTTAATGAAACATTTGGGTCTTGTATTGCTCCAATGGCCTGAACACCAAGTCCAATTGTTTTCTCAACTTGTTCGGTCAAAAAGTTCAATAGCCCAAACGTGCGCCGCGCTACCGCAGACAAATCGCCAGGACGGTCAACTTTTCCGTTCTGAATAACCATAGGCTGGCCATAAGTGCCGCGTAATACATTTGTCCCCTTATATTTTTCAGGATCATAATATTGCCCCTGCTGCCAAAACTCTTTGGTAGGGTCATATCCAGAAGCGTTAGCCGCCCATCCAATTCCTGCGCCGATTGCCGCTCCAACCGAGCCGCTTATCAGCCCGCCACCCGCCCCCATTAATCCGCCTTGAACCGCCCCCATTGTTGCCGGTGAAC